ATGGGATTCCACAAACCCGCTTTCTGTGGTTGCGTCCTCCTGCTCGTAATTGATGGATGCTATCACGTCAGGCGTATATTCCAAACTCACGAATTTTTTGAACCCAGCATATCCGCATATCAGGTCTGTCCCAACATAATATCGCATCACAGCCGTGTTTTCAGAATTGGAAAACGTGTCGATGATGCTTTTTACATCGCTGCTTTTTATAGAGATTTGCAAGAATTTCCCGCTTTGGGTAATTCCATCAATCTCCAGTTCTTTGCCAGATTTAAACACGATTTTTTTCATGCTTTTACCTCTTTTCTGTTAGTGTTTTAGATTTTTGCTAAAAATTGCAAAAGTTAATATTTTAATGTAATTAATCCGCCCGTTTTATCACCCCATTGGCTGGGTCTGCTCTTACTGCCAACTTTAGCTCCAACAGTCAGATGCCCTTGTGCATAATCATCCTCTACGGTTACCAGAAGATTATCCCCATCCCATCTAACGCATCCGGTAGTCCACTCCTTATATTCCCCGGCGGGAGGGTCCATCCAATACCCGCCAACCCCCGCGATAGTTCCGGATCTACCCAATTTTTTTGTTACTGTATCAGCACCAGTGGAGTATGTGATATAAACTCCGTCCTCCCTGGCGTCTATGCCTTTAATAGCGCCATTGTCGTTAATGGCATTCAAATCCATATTTAGTTCATCAATATTTGTTTTTGCATTCGCAAATCCGTTTGCGATTCGCTGTTCGAGGTCGTTCATGTTTTTAGTGTTAAACGCATCGCCCTCCTGAGACACCTGTCCCTCACTGCGGGAAACGTCATACGTTGTTGATTCTCCGTTTGCAACGTTTCTCAGGAGCCGCCGCCCTGCAAATTCCACAAGACGGGCTTTCCATTCTTTCGGAGTAAACCACGTTTCTGCCATTATAAAATTCCTATTCCTTCCCCGGCGTAGAGTTCGTCGCCGCAATAATAATAACTGCCCATCGCTCGGTCATATACATATTTGACATCGTGTAAGATCTTTTCTATGGCGTTCCATTTTTGATAAGTAATCAGCGGCGGGTCTGGTGTGGCAGGGGTATCTTTCAAAGCACTCCACGCTTCACGGATCCGCTGCACGTTGTCGCAGATCCGTTTAAAATCACTTACTCGCGGAATCTGATTCGCCCCCCATGTCTTCACCGTCACGCTTACCGCCAAAGTTTCAGCGATCTCACGGATGTTACTTTCGATCCGGTTCAAATCCGCTGCATTCAAAGCTCCCTTCATCCCGGCAGCCCATTCCCTTTTCTCTTCTTCGGAAATTGTCCCGGCAGCGTATTTTTGATTCAACAGACTTACCCGTTCAACGTCCGCCTGCGTTCGGTCATACACCCATTCCATCAGAAAATCCCTACCTCCTCATCAGCATACAGCTCGCCGGAATAATACTCTTCTGTTGTTATTTTATAATATCCACGGCATTTTGCCGTACCCACAAATCCACCTGTAAGGTCAACACTAAGGGATTCTATACAGGCGACAAAATTTCCGTGCATTTTCAAGGTATTTTCAACCTCCGCCCAGTCCCCCGCTTTTTCCTCTGCGGACAAATGACGTGTCTGGATGATCTGCTGGAGTTGGTAATAATCCAGGATATTGTCTGCAACCTTCTGTGCGCTTTCGTAATTTAAAAGCGTTCCGGAAAATGTTTTCGTGTTCCGCACTTCACCGGACTTTATATGCTTGATTCTGGACAGTGTAGCCAGCTCTGTACCAACATATTTGTGCCCCGTGATCGTGACCTCTGCACGGGAGTTTCCAGCGATTTCCAGCACAACATAGTACGGCATTTGTTTAACAATCCTTCCAGCAGATGCGCTCATGTTCGCTGCCGGGCTTGTGAGCTGAATTGTATGTATCCCAGGATCGTATGTGCCTTTCGTAATCTCGCTTTCCGCCGCGTCCAACACCCACGTTTTATATTTTACGCTTACGTCTGACACATAAGGATCTGCCTTTAACGTCGTGGAAAATTTCCGGCTGCGCGGAATCGTTGTCGATATTTTTCTGGTCGATTTTCGTATTTCGATTCCAGACCGGCGGGATGTGTTCATAATCGCAGCGCAAGCGAACAATACCTCACGCAGAGCTTTTTGACAGGTCTGGATTTTAAGCGTGCCATACAGGGGCGTTTTCGCCACCTCTTCCTCTACTGTATAATCTTCAATCCCTGCCGCTGTCATAATCTCTTCGATCACACTTCCCGCCGTTTCTCCGTCGTATATCCGCCCGTCTTTAAAATCCACATTAGCAAGCATCCCTTTGTAGTCAATCGCCGATATTTGTGTGACGTTTTTTGCGGTACTGTTAGATTCCATGAAAAACACGCCCAGCGGCATCTTCACGCCGTCAACGATTTCATAGGGTAACATTCTCTGCTTTTTCTGCAATGTTTTGTGCAACCCGTCGATTTTGCCAATATTAAAATCATCATCAGGGTCAACAAAGTCAAACGTAAGCTTGTCCGTCTTGACCTGATTACTGATAGGGTCTGTGTCATTTACAAGCTTCGCGCTTTTTATAACATCCGGCCCCCAGATAAACGTTGTGCCATACTCGAGATAGTTTAACTTTACATTGTGCCACGGTAGGGCACGTACAAATCGGATCTCAATTCGTCCGTATTCCTCCACCTGGTTTTCGGCAAAATAATTCAGTTTGTCCGGGAAGAAACGTTTTTGCGATTTATATGTACCGCCGAGGTCGTACCACGTCACTTCCATTTCCAGCGGAAATGCTTCTGAAAAATGAAAAGTCAGCCCGATAGAGGTATGATTTTCGGTAAAATCTATTCTGATTACAGGCTGTTTTGTGAAAATTCCATCTGCGCCCGCTTGCACATCCGAAAAAAACGGGATGTCCGTCGGCGTGTCTGGCATTTCGCTAAGACTCCCATCCAGCGCGAAAAAATTATGTTCCAGTGTAGCGTATTTGGGTGGGCTGCCTTTTGACTTAAACAGCCCCATATCCCCAAAAGCGGCATTGCTCTCTGTACTTTCTTTTGCATCAGGCAGAGAGGTCGTATCATACATATTGTATTCGACATAAAATTCTGTTTTCATCACGGTCTCCTTGCCGGTTCTTTCGCCGTAAACTTGCAGGTAAACCCTTTATAATCAGCGCTGTCCTGTGTTATCTTTTCGTATTCATCCGAGACGCTGGATATATAAGCAGTGTATTCGTAATAACCAGGATCTGACGGCAGCGAAATAACATGGAATGGTACGGGCTCTGTGACCTTATCCCAGAAACGTTTATATACGCCATCCGGGAACGAGCTGCTCTTCCCGACCGTCATTGTGTAATTAAAATACACGCCTATCAGTTCACGCTGGAGCTCTCCTGTTTCAACTCTTTCGGCGAATTTGTCGAGGAAATCCGCGTTTCTTTTTATGGACACGATGGGGATGTTAAAATACTCCCCATCTATGTATATGCCGCGTGTAAAAATCATCCCCCGATCACCTCCAGATCATATCCTTGCCTATTTGCTTCTGACAAGAAATCCTGCAGTGTAGCTTGCGCCAGATCTACCCCGTTTACCTGCAAGACAATTTTCGCCGTTCTAAATCCGCCGCCGCTCTCTGCCATTACCTCCGATACGGCTTGTTTGATTGTGCCTATCGGCGCTTCGATGTTGGTCTGCCCTGCCCGCTGGTCGCCCAGAATCGCCAAGAACGGGTTGCCGCCACGGATTACCGAGCCAGATGCAAGCGCCGGGATATCCCGCAGGGTACGAGATGCAAAGCTTTCGTTTATGGCATACGGCTGCGTGGACATTGTTCGCGGCTTCGATGATCCGCCACCAGTAAATGCGTTTTTGATACCGCTGCCGATGTTCTTGATTTCCTCTATAACGCCTGCAATCATGTCGCTAACCCATGTAAAGAAGCCGGACAAGAACGCCTTTATAGAATCCACGACGCCTTCTACTTTGGTTTTAAAAATCGTGAAGATTTCCTGCGCGGTATTCCATGCGCCCTTCCAGTCTCCATCAATCAGCTGCTTAACAACTTTTACAAACAGACGAAATACAGTTTTCATGATGTCAATAATACTTTTTATCTTATTCCAGAAATCGTTGAACGTATCCCAAGCAACCGCCCACGCCTCTTTCCAAAATTCTAAACAATCGTTTATAAACGTCATAAAGGTTGTAAAACCGTCAACAATCGTCTTAATTCCAAGTATAATAAACTCTAACAGCACCCCTAATCCTTGCACCAAGAATGGCACTGCGTAGGTCATAATCCAGTCAACAATCGGTTGCAAAATACTCTCCCAAAAAGATTTTAAAATATCCGCAACCAACCCAACTCCTCTTATTATAGCTTCCCAAGCCGGCAGAAAAGACTGCGTAAGAAGCTCTGATATTCTAGTCCCGATTCTGTCGATAACTGGCTGAATGTGTGTATTCCATGCGGTTAAAAAATGGTTGACAACCTCTGAAAGCCCGCTCGTTAAACTATCAAATAATGGCTTTATATGAGCGTCGTACATTGCATTCAGGCTATCAAACGATTTATCTACAGCCGTCTTAAATCCTTCCAGCACGGTAGCTGCGCCACCTAATAACCCCTCCAGTGCAGTCTTGAACCCGTCAGCATTTTCTGTAAACGGTACAATAAGCATTTGTAAAAAGTCCCGCCCCAGTTTAAGCGCAAGTTCAGTCAGCCCCATAGCTGCATCCGCAATGCTTCCTATCAGCGCCGATACAAAGCGGATCCCGCTTTCGCTTGCAAATGCTTCAAATACATGGGCTATACTCTGGAACAAATCAGCCAGAAGAAGGTTTATATCTGCCCCCACGTTAAATGCGGATATCAGGAATTTTTTTATCCGGTCGGTATTGTTTTCGAGATAATCCCCAATCCCGCCGATCAAAGCCGCCGCCAGAGTAAGCCCTATACTCGCCATTGATCCGGTAAAGGAACCCAACATATACATAAAGGTTTTAAGGAAGTTGTCAGCAGCCCCCACAACCGCAGGATCTGACCATATCTCTATCCATGCATCACGGATTTGCTGAAGCCCATTTTTGATAATATCTAAGCGGTATTCAAAATCACCCAAGCCATCCCAGAAGCCTTCCGCAAAAGCATCTTTTAACTCTTTTACATAGTCAAGAATAGGTTTCAGATTCTCCAAAATCCCATCAAGCCAAGACTTCACTCCTGCATCAACAGGGACTTCCTCGAACATGTCTTTCGGCTGCGTTCCGCCTCCACCGCCGCCGGAATCATCCTGCTTTTGCAACACATCCAGGTCATCAAACTTTGCCAAAGCTCCGGCTGCCTTTTTTGCCGCCGCTGCTGTTCCATTCAGGGAATCGTTATAGGAATCCTGTATCTTTTTCGCTCGGATGAAAGTGCTTTTCCCGCCAAGGATGGCAATAAACTGCGCCACATATGTTATCGCCCGCGCTATCCCGTTTATAAGCGCATTGAGATATGGAATTACCATCTGGACAATTGGCGCAAAGGCAGCAGCAAACGCATTCCCAAGTGTAGCCAGTGAATTTTTTAGAGACTGAAATGAATTTGCCAACGGAGCAGAATACTTTGCAAGGTTTGAAAACCCCTTTTGCATTCCAGCTACCATTGCATTAAATGCTTTTGTAATCCAATTGAATATCAACAGCGATAATGCGATTCCTTTCAGCCTTGACGCAAAGGTGCCGAACAGCCCCGCGCTTTTTTTCGCGCCGGACGAAGCTGTTTTAAATGCTTTATCGGCAGAACGCTTCATCCGATCGAATTCTTTTTTGATGGGCTTCTGCTTCGCGTTAAGTTCTGCCAGCCTGCGCTTTGAAACATCTATGTTCCCAGCAAGCTGTGACGCCTTTACAGACATCTTCTGAAATTCTTCTGTATCTTTTGGGGATACAAACGCGTTACCGGATGCTTTCTCCGCGTTTATTTTTTCCTTGATTTCATCTACTTTTTGAGCCGCTTCATCCAGTTGAGCCTTGTCCACCTTCGGGGTATACGCCTTTCCACTGTTCTCCATCTGCTGAAGCTTTTCTTTCAGATCATCTACACGGTCGGATGCGGCTGCAACCTGTTCATTTAGTACGTCCCATGCGCCGCCGGTTTGAGGTACCCCCATGTTTTCCCAGTCTGTCTGACGTGCTACAAGCTTAGACAGCTCTCCTTGCGCCGCAACGAGGTCTTTCTGTAAAGCTTTATACTCAGACGTTGCCGCCCCCTTTTGTGACATACGGGCCTGCAGTTTTGAATACTCGGATTCTGCCTTTTCTAACTCTCTTTGTAATTCTGCAAATTTTTCTGTCGGGATTTTCTTTTGCGAAAATTCTTCCATTTTGCGATTGAGAGAATCTAAAGCCGCGCTGTCTTTTTTTATGGCATTAGACACGCGCATCATCTGGCTGTTTAAATCTTTTGTTTCAATTTTTGTGTTTATCCGTATCGAACCGTCATATTTCGGCATATCAGCCTCCTACCTTGATCCATTTCATAAAAGCGTCAACGTCTTCCTGTTCCTCTTCTGTCAGTTCCTCTTCCCGCTCTATTGCAAATATTTGTTTCTGCTCCTGCAATGCCTGTTTTGCACGCGTGTCCATCTTAGGGTCTATTTTCTGCTGCCGGATGGCTATGACGTTCGTGTATGCGCATTCACCGAGCGTGGACAGCAGTCCCATGAACGCCCAGTAGTGCATGTCAGACCGGTTCAGGTCGATTCCGTACTTCTCCAGAAATGCTGAATAGATGCGCCACTGGTCTATGTCAAAATCTGTTACCGGAACTTTGTCCTCATCCTTCGGGCGGTTGTCGGTATACCACCCGCTCAGAAACCACCTAAGGCCATCCACGGCAGTTTTTAAATCGGGTAAAGAAGAAGGGCTGCCGTCCCCATCCTCTGACGGATACAGCAGCCCCAGCGCTACAGCCAACCTTTCATCGTCTGACAGGTCCGGATCTTGCAAAGCCTGTGAAATCTGGATCCCTGTCTGGAAGGCTTCGTCTATGCGGAAACCCTCATATTCTGTTGGGAATTTATCAAGCAGCACATTCCACATTTAATTGCTTCGCGCCCCTTTCCTGTTCGGGCTGTATTTGCTTGTGATTTTCTGATTTCGTTCAGTGGCGAAGCCCTGAAGAATCGGTATGATCTGGTCTAAAAAGTCCGCGATAAGCTCCATTCCCGGGGATTCCACGTCAGGGAACACCTTTTTGCAACACCCGCTCCCAAACAGAGAATCCAACTCAGCGCAGGCCTCTTTGCATAAAGCGTCATACGCTCCGAAGCGTTCCGTGAAATCACCGGAAGAATCATTAGCAATCCTATCGGCTTCCTCGTTTTTTGCATTCAGCCATGCCACAAAATCGTCAAAACGCTTAAAAAAACTGTTGTCAGAGATGTTGACCGCAATATAATCGCCGTTGTCGTTGACCTCAATGCGTTTGACGCCACTGTCTACTCGTAAACTTGCTGCTCCCATCTTGTCCTCCTTATTCCGTTAAAGCCCTGCCAGGCGCGGGCGTCGCTGTGAATTTTCTTGTGGTTACGTTAAACGTTCCAGCTTCTCCGTCACCTCTGCCACCCAGAGTCAGTGTATCTGTCACGTTTGACCCTGCATCGCCACCTGTGCCACCTACACTCACAACGCAGCGACGGCGGACTGCCGGATATTCAGGTCCAGCGCCGGAAACTCTCACGCGGACATAGGATGTTATGGCATCAGCTCCGACGGGCAGCGTGTCTATCATCTTGTTAAACCAGTCTGTAAGATCCTGATCCTCTTCGTCTACGTTCTGCCTTTCAACTTCGATGGACGGCGTATAGGATTTAAGGTCCGTAGATCCGTTTTCCTGATTGATGTACTGTACCGTCTCCGTCTCGGGGTTCATTTCCTCCGTTAAAGAGGTAATACCCGTTCCCAGAAGCCGGTAGTCTGCCGCTGTCCCCTCAGAGGTCGTGTCCATTTTTACATCGACAAAATGTCTCAACAAATGTCTTTTCATTGCTTTTTTCCTTTCTTAAATTTCAGGCTCGATAACATTTTTATAAAAAACCGTAACCGGTAGAACCCAGTCCTGCACGCCATTCTCCTGCGGCTGTGTCCCATATGCGTTCCCGCGTGTTACCCGCTCAACCCTCCGCCCTGCGGTCAGATCTGGGTATATCGCTTTTTCGTACTCTTTCCCTTCAATCCCGGAGGGTTCGTGGCAAAGCCAGCGACCCAGCGTATCCAGGAATTCCAGAATAGTAATTTTCTGTCGTTCCCTTGCTCCCGTGGTCGAACGGTATACTACAAAGCAGGGATACCGGCATTCCTGATATATCCGCCCGAGTATATCTTCTTTTTCTGTATACACCAGCGCCCCGGAATCATTGGAAAACGCAATGCCATCCTCAGACCCGAGCTCTTCGAATTTAATTACTTCATCCGGATACAGCCCCGGAAACTGGTTAAGCAGCGACTTCATTGCCGCCGTCAAAACATCATAGCCGGTAGCATCATTCCCGATAGGTTCAGCCATTTTCCTCCACCTACTTCCCTAAGATTTCAAAATGCGGAATTATCGCATATGGTCCGCCCACTGACGATATAAGATAAACAAAATCCTTTTCGGTATTCATAAACGCGTAAAACCCTTCATATCGCCTGTCCGTATAATCTGCATCGTTCACAGGACTGTCCCCGTCCCATGCTCCTACCATAAAAAAATCTGTAGACGGATTAAATGTAATGCTGTCGGGCAACAAATCGTTGACCTGTCTGTTCCATTCCTTCGGCGGAAGCCACGGCAATTCTTTTCCGACGGTATCAACAACAATTTTTCTCCCGTTCTTGACCCCGAACGGGATATGTAACTGTGCGTTATCTGTACTGTCTGGACCGTACAGCTTCATAATCTGCCCCCGGTCAGTCTCCAGATGCACGCCGGAAAGCACATGAGGATACCAGATGGCGGCGGTGCTGGATTCGTAAAAATTGAATATTGTCACTATCGCATCATTCATCGGTATCCCTCATTTCACAAAGAGCTTCGTTAAATTTATCCGTAAACGCCCGGATTCTCACGATATTTCCCATGCATTCCTCTGGCACAGAACCGTAAAAGATGATCGTCTCCGGCTGCAACCGCCTCACCATTTCTTCATACCCTGCCAAAAACAGCGCCTTTTTTTCCTTGCTGTTCATGCAGCCAACAGAAGATACCGCCACCGTTCCACCCTCTGGCTCCCCATCGAAACACCAGTCATAAGAATCCGGTGTACTCCATGAGATGGTTGGGATAACTTGTATTCCTGCCTCCTGCATATACGCCGCACACCAGTGTTTGCGGTAGTGGTTGTATATCTGCATGACCTTAGGAAAATCTGTATAGGTAGAGAAATCCGGAGACATTACATAGCGGAATCTTTGAAGCATCGGGATATACCGGTCTATGTTTGACCACAGGCGGCAAAACTGGTAATCATCCAAAAAGAAATGAACGCCTTTTCCCTCGCAATCCTTTGTACTCTTTGCATAATTGAATCCGATCCAGTCACAACCGCCCTCATAGGCTACTGGCTCTATCTGCGGTATGCCATATTCACCCACGCCGTCAAATAGCCGGCGCTCCAGATTTTCATAATTACGGCAGTTTCTGTAATTCATTATGAATACCAATACTTTCCACGTTTTGATTTCCTATAATACCGTTTTCCGTCAACTGTAATTTCCAATTTTCCAGAATTGGCGGCTGATGTTAGAGCCGATGCAAGCTCCCGCTCTTTTCTCGCCTTTACATTCTTATCGGATTTGTTTCGCAATTCTTTCATATAGGAATCTATAGAGCCTCTTACATCTGCAGCTTTGCCCGCTAAACTTCCGCTTCTTTGTCCATGTGTAAGCCTCGCAGGGCCGCTTACATATGGATTTACAGCAGCCGCGGCAGCTTTTAATGCTGCGGTTGAAAGCTTTGCCATTTCGTCAATAGCGTCTTTTTTTTCTTGACTAGACAGTTCAAAATTGTTTATTTCCTTAGAATTGCTTAAAAACATTCTTTTTATAATGTCTCCCATGTCCGTAATAGAAGCATCATTTGCCCGTCTAATATCGTCTTGATTTAAGAATTTGAATATGCTCATACTTCTTCCGCCATATTCAAGTTTTGTTCCCGAAACCAGACCGCCTGCTGCACCACGCCCGTCCATAAAATCACGCTTTCTTTGCCTGCTTGTATACCTGGTTTACTCCTGTGGCCGCCAACCCGGACACCATGCCCACCGCCGCAGCATTGATATAGTCCGTCGCCGGGAAGTCCGGCATGATGTTCATTCCCAGCGCACCCAGAAGGCCGCCGCATACCGCCATAATGACCGGAATCCACTCATCCGGGATTTTCTGCGCCGCCTTACAGCCCAGACCGATAACATAGCAGATAGCCACGATGGCCACACAAGTTCCTAATGTCGTAATGTCCATGAGTTAATCCTCCTGTTTAACCACAATCTTTTTGCATAAAGCTAAAAATTTATTGTTACCCATTTCTACCTTATTCCCGCGTACAATAACGGTACGCCATCATCATTTTTCACTCCTGCCAGATAAAGCATTGCCGCATCTGCCAGAAGCTTGTTCGTCTCCTGTGCATCCCCGGCCGCCTGGTAGACCGCGCTCCATGCCTTTGCGCCGTTTGCCATTTCAGACGGGGAGGCGTAGGAAACTGATTCAGAACCGGCAGACTTGGAAGTAATTACTCCCGAAGTAACACCGCCAGCCCCGCCGGAAGATGTCCCCCCGGCAGCGGCAGATAGCGCCTGTTTATCTGCCAGCTCCAGTTGATATAACTTATCACAGACCGCACACACGGCCTTCTGTACCTTTGTCGCCGCCCTTTCATCAGACGGTAAGCCGTCAGCCAATCGGTCAAAGGTTATCACGTCCAGAAAGTCACTGGCGCGGTCTGCGATACGATCAAAGTCCTCCGCCGGGACGACATTCCCGTGGTAGATCTGTTCATAAAATGTAAATGTCGTGTATGCCATCCCGTCGGCCTCCTTATCTCCTACTCTTCCGTCTTGTTTCCCCGGAAAGCGGTTCGCCGTCAGTATTCAGGGGTGTACTGGCGGCCATCAACCCCCCGCATTTACGGTGATTTTCGCGATACCATCCAGGTATTCCGCAAACAGCACAAGGCCGGTGATCGCAAACGCCTCAGACACGGCGGTGTTGTAGTTGCCCTGTGTGTGGAAACCGATCAGATTCGTTTCTCCGCTGGTCGTGTACACAAGTCCTGCCTTCGCGAAGTCGCTGTCGTTGGGGTCGATGTAATACATCACGATGTTTTCCACCGGTGTAGCGATTACCGTATCAGCCGGAATCTCGCTGTCAGAAAGGAGGAAAATTGTATTGAACCCCATAAAATCCTTCAGGTACTGGAAGCCGAACTGATTCTGGATGGTGATGTTCGCTGCTCCGAGATACTTGTACACGTCAAGGATGTTCACAAAACCGACAACCCCGGTGATGTTCCGGTGCATCTGCTTAAACTTGTTCTCAACCTTGCCCTTTGCCATCGCAAGTGCCATCTGGAAGGTTGTTTCCTCGGACGTGAGCGTTCCGGTTTTCAGATAGTCGTAAAACTTCTTTGTCACGCCCGCCTGAAGCTGATAGAGGAACTCGTCGTCAGTCATCTGGACAGCGTTGTCATAACCGTGGTCTTTGATTGCTTCAATCGAAACGGCCTTCGCGTACTTCTCGATGGTCATTTCCTGATACTTCTTTTCCTTTACGGTAAATTTGCTATACGGGATATCCTCGCCTTCGCCTACCGCACCATCCTCGAGCGTCCCCTCCGCATATTTACTTTTCAGCACTGCGCCGGGCTGCTTCTTTATGGGGCGCATGATCCCCAAGATGTCCCGCAGATGCTGCCAGTTGCGCTCGAATCTGGTTACAAAATCCAGCTCTCTTGCGGTTACCTGGACATCCGCTGTTTTAATCAAATTTGCTTTTGCTGGCATATTAGCCCTCCTGCTTTAATTAAATAAACTCATGTTCGCAGCAATTGCAGCCTGACGCTCAGAAGCATCCTTGATGCTCATAATCTGGTCTTTCGTCAGCGCGCCGCCCTGCCCCTGCTTGTTTGTCGGCTGTGTAAAGCGTGCCTGATTCTGCTGTGCTTTCTGCTGCTCATCGTCAACAAATGCCGAAGCGTCCTTTTCCTTCATCTGGGTTATGAGGTCATTCAGTCCGAGGATTTTCCCGTCTTTCAGTTTTAATCCGGCCTCCTTGACTTCTGCCATAATTGCGCGCTTTGCCGCTTCGCTCGAGAATTTAATTCCTTCAAACTCCGTTTTCAGAGCGTCCGTGAAATCTCTCTCATACAGCTGCGCCTGTGCGTTTTTCTCGGCATCCTCGGCCTTTTTCTTCCAATCAGCCAAATCCTTCTGCATTGTTTCAAGGTCAACGCCCTCGAAGCCTTTCAGGGTGCTTTCTGCCGTCTCAGCTTTTTCTTTCCACGTGTCCCGGTCAGTCTCAGCCTTTCCCAGCTTCTTTTCATGTTCAGCTTTCGTGACGTAATTTTCCGCCACCTTTTTCGTAAGGCTTTCCTTTTTGTCCGCCGAGACCTCAATTCCCAGTTCTGTCAAAATTGCTTCAATATTCTGCATCTTTATCCTCCTAAACGTGATTGATTAACCGCCCGTCAGCGGTATGGATTAAGCCCGATAAACCACGGGCGGGGTAGTTGTGGGAATGGGAATTGAACCCATGACACACGGCTTATAAGGCCGCTGCTCTACCTCCTGAGCTATCCCACAAAGCGCCCGGGGTAGCGAACCGGGCGAAAAGCGTAATGATCGGCGCTGTCTAAACAATGCACCTATACCGTGCGCCGGGGCTTGAACCCGGCTGCTTCCATGCACGGTGGCAAAAACAAAGAAAGATGGGATGGATTTTCCTGCAATTACGATTTACAGGATTGCACACAGACGGAGTCGAACCGCATTTTCAACCTTCCCGCAAGGCTGTGTGCTGTAAAGGAGGAAATACAAATACAAAAAAGAGCCAGCAATCTGTAAGAAATCCTTACAAATCACTGGCTCTGCGTCTGGCGTCTGGCACTTAACGGACGATAGGCTCTGCCTTTCCGTTTTCAATATTCACGAGGCTGGTCGTTTTACATTTCGGGCAAAACACCGGAAGATTATGCGCTGTCGTATCCTTGCGGAATGCTGACCGCGTTTTATTATTACAGACAGGACAGTATACCCTTTTGATATCCATGACGATCATTCCTTTCCATAGCCTTTAATACATTTTACCAAATAAAAAAAACTATGGCGTACCCATGTTTAAAGCAAAAGCGGCAGGTTTACCCGCCGCCTTTACTCACATCATCTTTCGTAATTTTTCGATGTACCGCGAAATAGTCTCCCGCTCTTCTCGGCAGTCTGCATCCTTTGACAGATCTCCCAGCTCTTCCGTCAGTGCATCCATATGCTCTTCCAGAGCAGCCAGCATACGCCGCTTGCAATCCTCAGACTTGCCGTTGCGATAAGACTGCTTGTTTTCCATGTAATCATCATAAGGGTCATTGTTTCCGTTTCCACGGCTATAGTGACCCTTTACATAGTGCTCCCCACGTCGCGCATAGGAGGATCCATCGTCATAGGCCGTCATGCTCATTCCATCATCCCTGCTGTATCTCCCACGGCTGTCGCGTTTCCGCCTCTCGCTGTACTCTCCATTCTGGCTATAACCGCCTTCCATTTCGTCGAGAACGGCGTTATAATAGCCCTCTTTGCACTTCCAGTATTCCACATTTTCCATGTCTTTCAGCATGTCGATAAGCTTGTATGCAGTTTCAAGGTTTCCGGTATTCAGACCTTTTTCTGCGATTTTATCCAGTTCTTCACGGATATTTTGCATCAATTTATAGCTCATGGTCTGCCCTCCTTAACCGCAAACCCGAACAGCTGTTATGTTCGGGTTGTCTACTAACACAGGAATTGTCCCTGCGTTTTTGATGGAAACGTTTTCACAGCATCCACAGAACACATCGACGTATGTCTGGGACGATGTGTTAAAATACTGCTCTACTGCCGCAGGGGTGGCACGCATCACCGTGCCGCCGAGGATTTCCCCATCTCTGGCAATTCCCAGCGCCACTTCTCCTACCGTTTCCCCAGTCGGTACTGCGACGTTCCCGGAAAATGTGATCAGATATCTACCGGGCTTTACAAGCGTTATCTGCGCGCTTCCAGCCCTGTGTCTTTCTGCGCATCCGCCCTTTGTTGCCACTGCCGAAAACGGGATGGACTGCCCTACTGGGACCGTGACCGGCGTTGTGTTTACTAACTCAATCATTTTATTCTCCCTTCATTTCAAAAGGGGCAGACGTTCTCAGCCTGCCCCTTTTTGTGAATAACGGCATCAGCCGAACATCATGGCAAAATAATGCCACGAAGATACTCCGTCTGAAGTTTTAACATCCGCATCCCGTGTTGCCTCCGTAGCCACATCCGGCGCCAAAGCTAAAGCCTGTCGGGTTTACGATGGACGTGTACGGGGACATGACCGGATAAGACGGCACGGGTGTAGGTCTCAAAGCATTTAAGATGCTGTTTGTCTGTGCGTTGTTAGACAGCTGGAGCTGTGCGGACTGTAACTCGGTCTGCAAAGACTGTATCTTGTCCTGTGTAAACAGGTCGATGATGCGCTGTGTTCCGGCGTTCTGCGCGTCAATTACATCGCGGAATCCGTTGTTTACGGTATTCTGTAGGATGTTTGTCTGGGCTGCCATGTTGTAGTTTACGCCAGCAATAGCCTCACGGGTATCGCAGCAGAATTGCTGCATCTGATAACCCAGATTTGACAGGTTGGCGTTTACGCCAGCAAAGCCGTTGCAAAGCTGGCTGGAAAGGTTCTGGATCCCGTTTTCGATTCCCTGCGTGGAAAGCGCTGCGTCGATATCGGCACGGGTTGCATAACCCTGAAATGCAGGAGAATTTGCTCCTCCACCATTTCCGCCCCAGCCGCCGAAGCCGCCCCAGCCAAACATACCGAAAATCAGGAAAAGGATAATCCATGCACCCCAATCTCCGCCGAAGCCGTCATTTTTTCCTGTGCCGCCGGTTAATACGGCAACATCAGAAGCGGTTAAACCGTCTGTCATAGTAATTATCTCCTTCGATAATGTATTTACAAAACCGTGTGCACCCGGTTGTGTACTATTTAAAAAAGCCTTTAAACATACCCTGCATCTGCTGCGCCATCTGCTGGGCTTGATTTAACTGTTGCTGGTTTATTTTGCCAGACTGCAACAGCCTGTTAATCTCTTCATTCGGATTCCTGCCCTCCATCTCTTTCCGGAATTGTTGGAACTGTTCCAGCATTCCGGCCATTCTATTACCATTCAGGGCCTCAAACAAGGGATTCGCCATGTCTGCCTCCTTCCGGCTTTGTTGCCGTTTCGAGATAACTATATAATTCTTCATATTTGCTTCTCAAATCGTCGTATTCTTTCCGAGTAACGTATTTATCGTCTAAGTTCACTTCCTCCTGTTTCTGTGGCTCTTTCGCGCCCACCGTGACCTCTTTGTAAGCAAAGGTGCGGAGCGTCGGCATCCCGGCGGCATCGGTAGTCTTTATATAAAAATTAGAGTTTTCGGAGTCCATCAAAAGGACGCTTGTATTTGGAGCGACAAGATAAGATTTAGCTCCAGCCTCGCCCTGCACCCACAGGATCCCCTGATTTACCTGCTGTGGCTGCTGATACTGAGCCTGCATCTGCGCCAGCCTGTCCATCTGCGGCTGTAGCGGATTTACTTGTCCATACTGATACGGGTTATAGCCGTATCCTTGATATGGTAATGCCATGCCTGCGCCTCCTATGACTAATTCAATGACTTTCTATAGCTAAATTATGGCATAAAAAATAAGCCTCTGACAGTCCATCAAAGGCTTACAAAAGTATCAAATCAACATACCCGTATTATCTTTTTGTTTATTCGCTGGCTCATTCTTTTCACGGTGGACACACTCACGTTCATCATCTCCGCACATCTTTCCAGCGGAATATTCTGCGCCCGTAATTCAAAAAGCCGCCGTTCCTCAGGTGTAAAATTGCAGTATTTGCGAAAAAAATCCAATTCAAACACTGTAAAATCGTATACCTTCAAGATTACTCCCCTTATTGCGTCCGCGCCAGATAAGATATAAGCTTGCCCCTCGTTTCTTTTAACTGCTCAACATTGTTCCCTGATATCTGGCTGTTAAGCATCGTTACCAATGTCTCCATGATTAGGCTGTCCCGCTCCCTAATCTCATGCATCGTTTCAAAGTCTCGCTTGTCATGCTCTTCAAGGACTTTTACCCGCGTGGTGAGCTTAATCGCGGGGGATATCCATTTATGTATCACAGCCACAGCGCCCCCTATCACCGAAATGCCGCCGCACACAGCAAGAATAGCCTGTATCGTTTCCATAGTGCCTATCTCCTTATTTCTCCCAGTAGTATATCGGTATCTCCTGACCGCTGTCCCATGTGTCCCAGTAATGTCCATCTTTGACGCACACCACATGGCCTTCTATCCCGAGCACATACGTCCCTGCTGGATGGTCTCGGCAAAAATCATCTACCGTGTAAACATGCTGTCCGTGGTCGTCTACGATATACCGGCGGAATCCGTTCTCACGCAGGTATGCGCCCCAGACAACATTTGCAGACGGCATATCCGAAAACTGACAAGCCTTTACCATGACGCCAGAAAAGGCGGTTTCCCAATCAATAGACATAGCCTTGCATATCGCCCTTATGACGCAATCCCCGACGCGCTGAGAGCGTGGATTTGGATTGAATTTTGCCCAATGACTCATTTCCCAGTCCCTTCTTTCTCCGCATGTCTTTTTGCCCCTTTATTTGCTGCCTTTTGCTGCGGGTATCCGAATCCCGCTAATGCATTCCGATCATACTGCGGCTGTAATCCATGTTCTTCGCAATACTGGTTATAAGCCCTGTTCTGTCCCTGCAATCGGTAAGCCAGCTTATCATATTCCTGCTGGCGCTTTTCCCGTTCCGTGTCGGACGCCCATGCAAGCTCTTCCTGTTTTACTATCAGCTGACGTTTCGTCTTTCGGATTCCGCGCTCCATAGATCGCTGCTTCTGGCTGTCCTCATACCGTTTTAGATTTTCAGCATCGGTAATTTTATTTCCGCTTCCATCCAGCAGATTCCCTTCTGCGTCCCTCCACGGATTCTTCATCCGCTTGTCAAACAACATATGACCGTGACGACAGTTATAGCCATGCAGCCCTCTCATATCCACAACCCTGCCCTCTCCCGTGGTCAGATCAATATCATACCCCGTCGATTCCAGCAGGTTCGGATATCCAGGCTCGCTTCCGTCAATTTTAAATACACGGCCCTGCCATTCGTCATGACCCGCAAGCAAGGGCTGCCCGTCGCGCCTTACTCTTGCCCCGAGGTGCGCCGAGGTCAACACATACTCTGTTCCGCTGTCCACGATATACCTATTTGTCAGCTGCGCCGCCGTCTGGTTCATTGACGTTACTACACAGCATCGTACTGCCGATTCCAGCGTCCTTCGCGTCCCTGTCGGGTAATCCACCATAACGCCGCGTCCTGCATACGCATCCAGCACATCCGCTATGGCTGCGGGATAGCTTTGCACTCCGCTTGCCACTCTTACATCGGCTTCGTCGAGCAGCGCCACAAGGTCTTTCTGGCTTTGCTCCAGCGTCGTCCTTGTGAGGTTTTTCAACTCCGCTCGGCTTTTTATGTACTCTGCTTCAATAACAGCCATATATCGTGCATTTTCAAGCGGAGACTGCGCCGCGATACCCATTTCTGACAGTGTAACCGCATCATCTTCCCACGATGTCAGCACGGCACCACGCAGGAGCTTCCGCAGTTCTTTTTCGCTCAGGTCTGTCAGTTCCATGATACGCCGCTGTATCTCATCCCGGCTTTCCCCCAACTGCTCCAGCCTGTACAGCAACCTGTCCGCCGTGGCTGTGATTTTCCCGGATTTTAAAATCCTTCTGGCGATATCCCGCAGGATAAAATCTTCCAGCCGTTCGTAGAGTTCTAATATTCGATCAGCTTTCCCTTCAAAATAATCTGGTCTCAGCATCATTCTTTCCCCACCGTTTTTCTCACGAGATCCAGCCAGTCGTCCTTATGCCGCCTTTTGGCTTCCTCGAACCATTCGGACGTTGTTCCCGGCTCGTGATATTTAATCCGTCTCTGCGTCGGGCTTTTGTTTGGAGGGGATGTCCACCCTATTATGTCCCCCTCTGCATCTTTAAGTGGGATATTCGGACCGTACACAACGCCATTGTACAAATAATGAGCGTATGGCGTGTCATACTCAATGATGCCACCGTATGCCCCGTCAGGATATCTTACACTGTTTCTTAGTGCGCCCTGCCGGAATGGAACGAAGGGGGCGCTGTCCGCCACTACCTGCATGTTCAAAAGCTTCTGGGCTTCCAGCAGATTATAGTCTATGCGGGACGTATCGAGCTTAATTTCCACGTCCCCAACTTTCGTATCCAGGTTCATTCTACCGCCTCCCGCATTTTATGGCGTACCCTTATTTCATCTTTGCGTATCCCACGCTCATCCCCGCTTCCGCATCGTTTGCCACGGTCGTTGTTGGGCTGTAGGTTCGCAGGGCTTTATAAGTGGCAAGCTGCTCTGTGGTAAGAGGTTTTTCGATCGGTGTTTCAAGCTGCCCTAAAAACGTCAATGGATTGGCTGAGTTTATAAAACCAAGAATCTGTTCTTTAGCCTCTTCTTTTGTAACATCTTCTTTGGGATGATAATAAAAAGTTGTTGAATTTAATGCCCATCCGGGAGCAATTCCCCAATTTGCATAAATACCATGTGAGATTAAACACTTAGTCGAACCATCCCTATATCTATTTACAAGGGCTCCAGAAATACAATATCTGTTTGGAACATCAGCGGTTTCTTCAAAATTTTTCCACTTTGCTTTTGGTGTTTCTGTTGCGACCCTCTGCACATACACTCCTTTTTTAAAATCCACCTCGTCGCATACCCACTGCTGCCCGTCTGCATCTGTGTAGTTTCCGCCGGATGATACCGGGATCCCAGAAAGACCGTTTGGTGTGGGAATGATGAGGGTCTGGGCGGGCTTGTAGGGTTCGTATGGCAAGGCGGTTGAGCCTGCGTTAATCATCGGATTAGACACTACTTCGTTATATGTCCCATTACTAATATAACAGTGATAAGTTGTTTCTTCATCAATTGTTAATATTCGATCAAATACGGAATCTTTAGATGCAATAATGTGCCATATAGCGCCACCTGTTAGACAATATACCCCAGGTTTTAACGTTATGTAAAAATTTCGGTTATTTGTACCAAAAGTTCCGTTTAAAACTACCTCTCCGGAATCGTTTATATGCAGAAGTCCTGCATCTATCTGTGTTTTTAATGCAGTGGAAGCATCAAACAGATTCGCGCCCAGTGTCTTAACCTCAATCTCGCCATCCTGCCCTACGCTTTCAATCTCCTGCGGGTACTCCTGTGACGGGGAGGGCTTGCCGCCGGTGTAAGGCTCGTAATTGGATGCAGTTGGATATCTTTTGGATATAATCGCCTTAACCTTGGTTTCAACGTCTTCTCTACATCTAAGCAATATCCGAAATTTATATCCAGCAATTACTTTAATTTTCACAGCAGCTCCAATTGTGGAAACTCCCAAAATTAAATATTCCCCATTTACAAATGTAGTGACAAGTAATTCCACATATTTGCTGTCTGAATAAATATAATATTCTCCCGGTGCTAATAACGGGAAATCGTCATATGAACTTTCAAGCGTAGCGTTTGGTCGTCCAACTGCATAGATATCGGTTCCTTTTTTGCAGGATATCACTATCCCATCTTCAAATACCTCAAAATTTATGCCCTTTTTCCCTACCTCAAATGGAAATAACTGTGCCCCAGTCGTGTTCATCTGCGTTGATTTGCCGTAGAGGGTAAGGGATTCCAGCCCACGATTCCCCTTTGAATTTTCCAAGAGGGCGGGGTTGCCGGTAACGACTGTGAGCACAACGCTGTACGCATCGGCTACCAACACCAAGAAATGCTCCTCTCGTGTCACAGGTGGAAAGACTGTCCCCTCTCCGTTGGCAATCGCCGCCCAGTAGTATTCTAATCGTGTCACGGGCGCAGGGATGCTCCCGCCCCATACTCCTGCTACCTTTGCCATGTAATACTGCAATCTCGTGACGGGCTGCGGGGTATTGCCGGAATAATCCCCCGCCATAGTTGCAAGATAATATTCATCAATAGTCACGGGCTCGGGTGTCTTGCCCTTATATGTCCCTGCAATCTTTGCAAGATAATACTCTTCCCTGGTTATCGGCTCCATCTTATTCCTCCCCGAACAGCCCCGTTTCCTTCGGCTGCGCTTCCGTCACCATTGCCTTCGCATCGTCCTCTGTCATGCCCTCAAATTTTACGAAATACATCCACGCGGGTACCTTGCCCTGCACAACATAGCTCCACCAGCGTGCCCTGTCCTCTTCGCGGTTGTACGTGATGTCGCCAAAGTCATACACGACCTCATAACCCCCGACAGGGGCAAGCGCGTATAAATCCGCATACACCGACATGGCATATATAGCATCATTAAGGCAACTCTCCAACTTGTCCCGCACGTCCTTAATAAACTGGATGGTTCGCTGCTGCTCCGATTCCACGCCCGTCGCTGTCTGGATGCCGCTCGCTTCGTTAAAAACAAAATAGCCGTTAGAGAACCCGCATTTATACCCTATCTGGGACAGGAGAGCATTGATTCCGTCCAGGCGTGTGGCTGTGTTAAGCTGCGGTGAAATCTCCTGATAAAACTCTTCCGGGCTGTTGCCGAACACGTTTTTTACATAGTGCGGCAGCTTAACGTCTGGGATGCGCCCGTTAAGGTTCTTCCCGCTGTCAAACATCAGCCTGTCATCTGCAAGGATGATCTTCTCGCTGTCATATATCTCACCGGCGTTCCGGCTGTATGCGATGTCCAGGTCTTTCATCTCTTCTATGGCTTCCGCGTATATAGGCATTCCCAGCGGAGAGGAAAGGTCTATGTTGTTTGCAGCAGGGGTGCGGAACACTCCGTACATGGGGGAATCAAGCCTTTCATTCCCACCCTTGAGAATCGGCGGTGTTTCCTCCAGCAGATCAGCCCACTTTGTCTGCGCCAGCGGGATAGGGTCGCCGAGGGATTCGCTGCTCTTTGATACATACGCCCTGTTAGATATCACATACGGATATATCACGCCCGCCTCTGTCCTCATCTCGACAAACCTATGATATTCCAGGCGCGTATAATGTTTGTCGTTGGCTGCATAGCTGTCTTTAAACACAACGCCCGTTATTTTTCCGTCATCGTCTTGTTCCGTAACGATAAAATCCATAGGAGTAAACATATCAAGACCGCTGCCATTAGGCTTTATGATGACCGTGCCATAAGCGCAGCCATACTCTACCCAATGACGCATGCTATAATAGGCTTTATCAATCTGCTCCTGCAACCACGCCCCGCGTGCGCCGCCGTCAACCTGGATTTTAATCCCCAGCGTGACGAGCCGCGCCGTCTCGGAGCATACCGCCTTTGCAAAATTGATAGTCTTTATCCGATTATCTGCGTCTAACCAGTACGGCGCACCACGGTAGATGTTGGCACACTCTGCAACCTTTGCCATCATCTGCGCAGACGTGGTATCCTTTACCCTAAAATCTTTCTCAGCCTGCTTTTTAAATATCATATTAAACCACCTTTTGACTGTCTGTATAATTCCCATCTTTGCAATACCCCTGTGCCGTGTATTTGCCATATTCCCGGCATTTTTCCGCTTGATGTATATTAAGCTGTGTTCCCTCTGCGGTTAAATTTAGGTTCAAATGCGTAACGTGTCGCATCGATCGAATGGTTGTTTGCATCCGGATAGCCGCTGATGATGTTGCCGTCCTTGTCCCGGTCGTATTCGTATTCTGTAAATTCTCGGTATACATTCGGTGTCCTGCGTTTGTCTATAACGATCTTTCGCCGCATAAGCCACTTCATTCCATATTCGACGCTACCTGGCCCTTTTATCGCCGGCCGCGCCGGAAGTCCCATGCTCCGGTAATCGCTTATTGATTTCGGTTCGGCGCTGTCGCAGGTTATGTGGTAGTCCGTATAACCTTTTTCTTTGATCCAGTTTGCCGTTATTTCATTCGATTCTTTATTGACGTAATGCTCGTCAATAAAAAAAATCGTCTCGCTGTCCGCGTCATAATAACACCTGACAAACGCATACGCATCCGGATACCACCCATAGTCAACGCCCTGGTAAATCGTATCCATCCGGGCTATTTCGTCGTCTGTGATCTCGCGCAACTCAAGAAGCTCAAATACGTTTCCACCTGTCCCGACTGCGTTCCCTAGATACTCATGGTCGTAGGCGCGCGGATTTGTGAGCCTTAAGTGCTCTGCGCTGTCAAAAAATTCATCTCCCAGCCACTCACGCGGCACACTTCTGTAGTCGCTTTTGTGGTTGTATGCCCGTCTATCTTCAATTTGCACATATTGATTTGCCCAGTTGTTCCGGTTGATCGGCGGGTTGAACGTTTTAAACACGACATAATTATGACCGCCACGCAGGACTGACTGCTCCGCCATTCGGATCTCTTCTGGCCCCTTAAAGATGTCCAGTTCCTCGAACCAGAGATACTTAAAAAATCCTGTGGCTGCCTTAATGGATTTTGTCTTTTGTGCCTTATCCAGACCTCTAAAGATGATCTTTTGCCCTGTTGGCAGGTAGGTAAATTGCATCGGGTTTACATTGCCGCGCCAGTAATCTGACACGCCCAGCGCATCTATCCCCCACTGGATCTGGTTATAAACAGAATCCCGCAGCATTGCGGAAAATTTATGGAATACTGCCGCGTTTGCCTCCGGGTTTTGCATCATGCCCAGCGGGAGCTCTACAGACACAAAAGAGGACTTTCCTGATCCTCGTCCTCCGTACAGGTTATAGTACTCGTGCCGTCCTTCCTTTATGTCCTTATGCACTTTGTAAAAAGCCGGAGCAATTAAGTCTGTCAGCTTTATCCTTGCTGCCTGCTGTACTTCCATTTAGTCTTCCTGCTTTTCTGTTTCCGTGTCTGGGATATCGTCAACAATCGTAACCTTTCCGGATGCCTCGACCTCCATCTGGTCACGCTGTCCTAACCATTGCTTGCCTAACCAAATAGCCATTGTCGGATTCGTCTCTGCATGCTTGAACTGGAGTCTACGCAGGCTTGCTTTGCCCTTCTGGCTCTTTTTTTTATAAGTCTCCGCAAATCCCTCTTTGTACGTCCTCACACACCATCTTTCAACGGTGTCCTCGCTGCATCCAATAACTGCCGCAATCTCCGCAAGTGTGCATTGAATCGAACATAAGTTCTCGAATACTTTTTGATCAATTGGTATTCTTTTCCGTCCGCCCTTGTTTGCATTATCAGACATATATACTACCTCTTTTTTATTTATTGTTTGTTTTCAGTTAAATGCTCATCTTCTGCCTGACATTTTTTTAAGATGATCTCATTGTTATCCCCAATAAAAATTTGTAACGGATCTGATTCTTGGATGTTCAACCTTCTTCGTACATACCTTGGAATCCTTATTCTTCCAAGATCATCCAATATCCACACTCTTCCTATTGCTTCCATTTCTCCTCCCTGGTTATTCTGCTATGCAAAAACATTATTTATTTAATAAAACAGCTTTTGCCCCTGTAAACTTTTCCCATCTGTCGACAATAACATCCACATACCGTGGGTCGTATTCCATACAGTAGCCGTGCCTTCCATTCTGCTCGCACGCCATGATAGTTGTCCCTGATCCGCCGAACAAGTCTAAGACTACATCCCCACCCTTTGTGTTATTCTTGATCTGGTAATCAAACAGCGGGATCGGCTTCATGGTCGGGTGCATGTCATTTCGTGTGGGCTTGTCAAAATTGATTACTGTTGTCTGCTTTCTGTCTGAAGCCCACAGATGCCCAGCTCCTTCTTTCCAGCCATACAGGCACGGCTCGTGCTTCCATTGGTAGTCTTGCCGTCCCATCACCATGCTATTTTTGTTCCAGATAAGACACTGCCTTACAGTCCAGCCAGCATCAAAGCACGCCCCCCGGAAATTATATCCCTCACTGTCCGCATGCCAAATGTAAAAGACCGCGCCCGGCTTCATAACCATGTCGGCGTTGCTAAAAGCATCTGTCAAAAACTGCCTAAAATTATCGTTGCCCATCTGGTCATTTTTAATTTTAAGCTTGTCTTTGGTCTTCCCCTCATAGTTTACGTTGTATGGAGGGTCAGTGAGCAGCATGTCTGCTTGCTCCCCCCCCATCAGTTTTTCTACGTCTTCCAGCACCGTGCTATCACCGCACATCAGCCTATTATTGCCCAACTGATAAATGTCGCCCAGTTTAGATTTCGGCTCTGCAGGTAACTCTACCTCAAATTCATCCTCAACAGCTTCCTCGGCATCGTCCTGCAATGCATCCTCGAATCCAAACAATTCCATGTCAAGGTCGATAATATCGTCAAGTTCCGCATTCAGCAGGTCAAAATCCCATTCAGCTTTTTCAGCTACTTTGTTATCTGCCAGCCGGAACGCCTTTATCTGCTCATCTGTCAGGTCGTCAGCAATTATGCACGGCACTTCACTCATTTTAAGCTTTTTTGCAGCTTTATATCTTGTATGCCCTGCAACAATAACATTGTTTTTATCGATCACGATCGGAACCTTAAACCCGAACTCTTTGATGGATTCGGCAACGTATTTAACAGCATCATCGTTCTTTCTCGGGTTATTCTCGTATGGTTTTAAGTCTTTCAGTGCGATGTTAATTATATCCATGTTTCATGCTCCTATTCCCTCTGATTTTACCATTTCTTTCTGTTCACTTTGTACCCGATTCATGCTTACATCCATCATGTGGTAAAAAAAGCCGCTGGTAACCGTAAAAATCTGTCCTGCTCTTCGCTGTAAAATTGGCTGGCAGAAATTTTGATTACGAGCCCCGTTGACAGTATGGCGCGCTGAAGCTTTTTCATGACGGCATTACAATTCATATCACACCCCCATACAGTTATTATTCTATTTTACCATTCTCGTTTCCTGATCCGCGTACCCCTTTTACACAATTACATGTCCTTCCAGCATCATATATCTGTTGTATAGATATATCGTCTTCCTGCGATACCCATAAAAATCTTTCCTCCCGATAGGGATGTTGCATATCTTCGAGATGTTGTCATACCCCAGCCCCGATGTCAAACTAAAAAACAGATATTGCGCCAACTCTGCATATGCGCTTTCCGCAGCCAAAAGCAGCAGTTCCAATTCCCTCCCCTTTGCGTTTTTGCACTTGTCTTCTATTTTTTTTACCTCATTGTATGTCAGACCGTAACCATTAAAGTATGTGTCCCTTGTTCCCACATTTCCCACCTTCTTTCTTTTTGCTTTATTTTTTTGTAACCATATCCAACTCCCGCAGGATATATCTGTGCAGACAGAGGGAACCAGCACACAAGCTGGCGCGCCGGATCCGACCGGTTAGGTGTAATTCTGCGGCTTCCCCTCTGTTTTTGGTATCATCTATTCCCGATGCAGAAGAACGTATCTTCGTCCCAGCATCCCTCATCATGGTCATATCTGTAATATCCAATGTCTCCATCTTCATTCACAAACGGCGCTGTGTAAGAATAATAGCAAGGACATCCTTTGGGATAATATGTGATTACCATCTCGTTTCCAAGCATCGGGCACTCTATCTCCCCCCACTCTTCAACGTCATCGTTCCATTTTAACCATTCAATCGGCATTGTCCGCCTCCATCAAATCTCATCTTTGTTAATTAACAATAGGTACCACTTTATGCATATATGTTGCACTCAATCTTTAACGCCCCTTTTTAGTTTCTTTGCTATCTCACAAATAACATTTACAGTGACTCCATTTCCTGCCTGCTTATATAACTGACTATCTGAATTAACAAACGCTGCTTTTTCAAAATAATCATCTGCCCACCCCTGAAGTCTAAAACATTCTTTTGGCGTTAACTTTCGGATTGCTATGTAACACTGAAGCTTTTCATACCAGACCGCGTATACAATCAGTTCATCTGATACCTGCACGAAAATCCCTTGATTGCAGCTTGTATCAAGCGTGTTTGCTGTTGCTTCCTTGACCTCAATCGCAATTCCATGCCGGTCCTGTCCTGTCAACGTGAACATCGGCTCTCCATCATCTTTAAATCGTCTTCCATTCTGACGTTTTTCTGCTCTGTCGGGTGTTAATACTGGAATTGCAATCTTCGGATTATTCATGTGTCCTGCCGAATGGCATTTTGCAATACCATCAGTTGAAAGAATTTTTCCGTCCTGAGATGAGTTTATTTCGCCAATGATTTTAATTGCCGTCTTTATTCTCTCTCCCTTATTTTTTGTTAATACCGGAATTGCAATTCCGCTGTCCTGCCCTGCATGATTCGCCATGCCTTTGTAGTATCTTGCTTTCAAGCATCGTGCCTGCTCTGTCATCTGTGAGCCTTCGTAGCACAAATCAATGAAACACGGCAATGTAACATGATGACCTCTTTCACCGCCTTGTCCAGTATCAAGTGCTTCTGTTGCTCCTTCTGGTGCAAAGACCTGCGCATTTCTTCTGTATCCGTCTTTATGACCGACTATTTGAACACTATTTTCCCCGTCTGTTCCTTCGACAGGAAATACTTTTGCGGTACTTCGTCCTCTAAGATGTCCGATAATAAAACACCTTTCTCTGTTTTGCGGCACTCCAAAATCTTTAGAGTTGAGAACTTGCCACTCTGCATCGTACCCCTCCCTGTCCATTTCAACGAGCAGCCTGGCGAAATCCCATCCTCCATTAACACTAAGCAAATTCTTAACGTTCTCAATGAAAAGGTAAGTGGGTTTATTTTCTTCCTCGAGCTGTCCGATAAGGTACATAACTCTGAAAAACAGGCTCGAGCGGTTTCCTTGAAATCCAATTTGCTTTCCTGCGACAGAAATGTCCTGACATGGGAATCCGAAGCACCAGCAGTCTGCCCTTGGAATGTCTCTTGCATATACTCTTCGAATGTCATTTGCGTACCATTCTCCATTTCTGTATTCCTCCTTCAATATTTCTTTTTGCCGTTTCTTCAACGGCACTTTTTCTAATGATTCTCTTTGTTTCTGCGTGAGTAGGTGCATAGAGATATAGCTTGCCGTTGCAAATTTGTCAAACTCGCAAAATCCAACACATTTATGCCCCGCCAACTCCATTCCTTTTCTAAACCCGCCTATCCCCGCAAAGAAATCAATAAATTGCATTTTTTCTCATGGAGCCGATGCGCATCTTCCCGGGAAGCTCCGTCTCCTTTCGATTTATTTCAGTCTTTTACACCGTTCATATTTTTGGCCATATCCCCCATGAGAAATATAAAACGCAGGGCACTTCTATTTTAGACACGGCTCAAAATAAGACCTTACAACTTCTCCATTACCTTTAAGTATCGGTGGGAAAGTCTCGGAATAAACCCTGAACTGGCAAATCTTTATCTCTTCATCCATCACCTATTCCTCCTCCACTTCCACAATTTCTCCATTTTCCATCGTGTACCATGTGTCAGCTTTGATCTTTTCTCCATCTACTCGAACCATCTTTGCGCCTTTTAAAGACCATTCTTCCTGTGTCCAGAAATTATTTTCGTTTCCTTCCCAATCCGCAAGAACAAGGTACGAACCAATAACGCCTTTGGCCTTCCCTTTGTATCCCCAAGCTACTGCAATGCTTTCTGGGTCTCCAGCAATCGCACTGCCTTTGTAGCCTGTTGCGGAGGATGCGCCGCAGTTGCCTGTTGCGGAGGATGCGCCGTAGTCGCCTGTTGCGGAGGATGCGCCTTTGTAGCCTGTTGCGGAGGATGCGCCTTTGTAGCCTGTTGCGGAGGATGCGCCGTAGTCGCCTGTTGCGGAGGATGCGCCTTTGTTGCCTGTTGCGGAGGATGCGCCTTTGTTG